TGAGATTTCAGAATTAGAAACTATGCTTAAAGCTAGTGGCAAGTACTCAGGTGTTGGAAGCTATAGACCTGAGAATGGTGGCAATGCGGGAAAGTTTGAGGTTACTGATTTTGAATACGAAGAGATAGCATTGATCTAAATTTCTAGGCATCCTTTGGTGTAAGTCCTAGATTATGTCATAGCTTGACCTTCCTCACCTTGGCTTTCCCTTTTTTGACCTACCTTATTGTACGATCTCTTAGTATCCCTTAAGTTACCTCGTTTTGGCATAACTTACAAGTTTGGCTGTACTTAACAGCCACAGAATTTTCACTAGGCATCTAATAGTGTAAGTCCTAGTTCATTGCCTTACCATCCATTGACTTTTTTTATTTCGACTTGGTTTGCCTTAGATTAATCTAAATTATAAGCTTTGCCTGTGCTATAACAGGCTACAATATTTCACTAGGCTTCTTCGGTGTAAGTCCTAGATTTTTCTTCCCTTGCTCTAGTTTTCGTTGAGTTATTATTTTTTACGTTATTTTACTCTACGTTGACTTTTCGTTTATTACAAGTTCGCCTGTACTACAACAGGCACAGAATTTGACTAGGCAAAACAACTGGTACTACTACCTCCCTAAGTTGTTTGTAAGTCCTAGTTTGACATTGCATGTCTTATTTTTCCATGACTTCCGTTAAGTTTTTTTCTGGTCTCTTGGTTTAAATTAGCATCTGTTTATTTACAAGTTCGGCTGTACTAAAACAGCCACAAGTTTCTACTAGGCTTCTTTATGTGTAAGTCCTAGATTGGGTTATTATAATTTGCCTTTCATTGGCTTGTATTCCCTTAGATTAGTGTGTATTTTAATCCCATCACTTAACTTTTAAGTCTGCCTGTACTTAACAGGTTACATATTATTTTTTATCTTTAATCATGCAAGATTTACCAATTCTATCAATCGACTATCAGAAAATCCGTAAAGGTGATGTATTTTCTGAAGAGCAAGTCCTTCATCACTATAAATATTTTATTTTAGGTGAAGAAGAATATAACAAACGTGTAGAGAAGTTCAACAATAAAGAATATCTTTGTCATCCTGATGAATATGCTTTTAGAGATGTTCATCATCATATAGAAACAAATTGCAAAGAACTTGGTTATCCAGTAGTAACTAAAACAAAAAGGAAACAGATACATATTCTTGAAGACAAAGAAGCAGTTGATTATTTATCAAGAAGAGCAGAATTAAGTCTTAATAACTTTAAGCAAAAAATTCATAGATTACACGTTGATGTTGATGAGGAAAAATTATCTGATTACGATAAGAAACAGCTTGAGCATAAGAAAAATTATTACACCCTAATTCAAGGTCACATTGCACAAGGCCAAAAGTCCTTAAAGGAAATGCGTAAAAGAAAACAAATAGGTGGTGTATAAAGTAAGATTTTGGTATCTTACTTTTATGACTATCGAAGAAAAAGTAAAACAAGCAAAAAAGCGTATAGCAGAATTAAAAATATTGATAAAATCATGGCAAAACAACACTAAAACTAGATAATACCTAGTTTTTTAGTTAAAATGTACTTAAATTATCTTTATCTATGGCTTTAACATTTAATAGTAAACAAATTGATAAAGTTGTGTCTATTGATGACGTAGGCAAACTTAGTAATCCAGAGATATTATTGCTTAAGGATGAATTAATGACAGCAATTAATAATATGGAGGACTCAATAAAAAGATTTAAACAAGAACAAAAAGAATCTTATGACCAAGAATGGCATCAAAAAGTAAGAAGAAAACAACAAGTTTGTAAAGCTTTTTTATCACAACTGATTAGCTTAGATTATGACGAAAGTTTATTTAGAGCTATATACGACAAACATTTTTCTAAAATGATTTTACAATACATAGATCAACAAGAGTTTAGAACTATTAATGATAAAGCTAGATCATTAGCTATTGCAGAATTAGAAAAAATCAAACCATGAAAAGAAACGAGACAAAATCTGGAAGAAAATTAGAACAACTTAAAAAACTTAGATTACAAAAATATGAGAAAGAATTAGATCAGGCTCTTCGAGGTTATGACCATTTAGTACATTATAAAAATGATTCAACAATTTCAGCTAAAGATGAAAGAATAGACGATAATATAAGAACTATAATTTTAAAACATAATTATAAAGTACAACAAGTCTCTAAAATGTTTGTAAAAGACTTTACACCAGAAGAGAGATTGGAGTTGGAAGATGGATCTAACTAATTTTAAAGATTCTGAATTAAAGGCATTACGTTCTAATGAAGAGGGTGTTACTAGAGCAAAGAAAGATAAGAAAACAAAAAAGTATAATTTGTTAGTTAAAGGTATGGGTAATTCACCAATGAAGTTATCAACTTTTGCAGAAAGTAAGGATAAGGCAATAAAGTATGCACAAGCTAGATGGAGGGATTGTATTATTAAGGTCGTTGATTGATATTTTTAATGGAAAAAGAAAAGAAGACATTACAACTTGGAGAGATTGTATGTTGCGGAAATCATGTATTTAGAGTTATAAATGGTGAGCGACATTGGATAAGTGAGCCACCAAAAGATTGGGAAACTGTTGATGGGAGAGTTTGGAATAGCTAATGCCATCTCTTAGGTATCATGCAGGCCGAATGGTTTTGTATGAAGATAAACCTAAAGAATGGCGAGTAAAAATAAAAACAAAACAAGGCAAGTTAGATTTACCACTAGAAAGTGATGATTTAGAACCTGCTATTTTAGAAGCAGAATATTTGTATGCTGATGCTAGATGTATGAGTAGAGATCATCCTTTATGCGTTGATTGTATTCATCATTTAGTAGTAAAAGCAGAATGTGGTCTTGGTATGCCAGAAGGCAAAGCAAGTGGTGGAATATGGGCTAAGGATTGTGCTTACTTTTGGGAAAGAAAGATTTAGAATTTATTTTGTCTATATGATCTCCCGCTTGATTAATAATTTTTACTAGTCTGTAATTTTCTTTTGATAATGCACTTATAAGATCTGGTATCTCATCAGGTTCTAAACAATCTATAACGTGTCTTAAAAATACTTCCACTTTTAATTCTTCTTCAAGTGATACATCTGCCATAACCCATTTTTCAACTTTTTTACGTTTTTTTGCTTGTTTTGTAAACCAATCCGACCAAGGCATAAGTATATCCATAACATGTTCTTTATTTTTAAAGTAACGTACTAGATATATAAGGCAATAAAGATATACTGTTTATAGTTACATTTTAAAAATGGAATTACAAACAAGAGGTTATGGATCTTCTAAAAAGAAGAAAACAAAAAAGACAAAAGTAAAAGTGGGAAAGTAACTACAGGGGTAGTTGACTTACCTTCTTACTAGGAAAAAGATTCTGCTCTAACAAATCTACTAACCTATCATCAACAGTATTATCTGTTTTTTTGACTAAAGCTCGCATAATATCTAATGCGAGTTTTTTTATTGCATTGCCACGAAGAAATGTAAACACAATAGGTCTTATAATTTTTAGCATAATTTTTATTTATTGCTATTTTAATAGTAGCTCACCCTCCACTTTCGAGCTAAAAACCTCTTCTTGGTTGGAGAAGGGGTTTTTTAACGTCTTGGTTTAATTTCTGCTACTTTAACTTCTACTTCTTTTAAGCGATGAAATACTTCTCTCATATCATCATGCATAACTTCTATCTTATCTGTTAATAATTCTATTGCTGTTGTATTTCGCACGAGATCATCTCTTGATTGTCTACCTCTATATGACATTGAGCCTACAGAGACAAAACAAGCTGTAAGACAAGCTCCACCTAAGGCTGCAATAACCTCTACCACTTTACTAGTCCTCTATATATGTCTATTATGACAGAAAAAGCCTATGGAAACAGAAAAAAGCAAAAACCCTTTGCAAAAACTAAAAGAAAACATCACTGATAAAGAAGAACAATTAGCTTTTATATCAGTTGTTGTCAGACTTGTTGTGGTTGGTTGGAGTGGTTTTATCGTATCTCTTAACTACATAACTATACCTGGTTACAGCAATGAGCCAAAAGATATCACTTTTCCTGCAAGTCTGCTTACGGGGGCGCTGGCCAGCTTCGGTTTAGAGGGTGCAAAAAAACGTGGTGATGGTACATATAAACCTGATGAGAAGCCATTAAATAAAAAAGAAGTAGAACAGTTACTAGCTACACAATCAGGTGCTTATCAAACTATTAGAATAGAAACACCACTTAAAATTATTGGTGCTGAAGTTGTGAACAAAAAGGAGGAGAAAAAATGAAAAAACTACTTCCATTATTGCTATTAGTTGCAAGTCCTAGTTATGCAGATATAATTCAAACCTTTAAAACTTCTGCTCAAATAATTGTAGAAGCACCTTATAGTTCTACACAAAAAGTTGGTACGACCTACTCTTTAAGCGGAAACAATATTACCCCATCTGTAACTGTAGGAGACACTACGACATCAGGAAAAATTGGAGGAATTAATGTTGGTAGTCTTACTAATGGTGTACCTGCCATGATTCAAACAGATACTACTGTTACAACTAGTGGGTCAGCGTTTTCTAAAACAGAATCAGTAACTATGGGTGATGTTACTCCTTCTGCTATAACTCCTTCAAGTGGTATTGCAAGTCTTCCCCATTTAGGTGGCTTGACAACAGTAGGATCTGGGGGAACTCTTGGATCTGGAAGCATGACAAGTTTAAGTAGTGGGGTACATACTTGCACAGGTGCATTTGGATCTGGATCAAGTTGTATTGGGCAAACTACAGTAACAATTACTATTGACTAATTTTTGGTTGCTATTAATAATATTAATTCCTGTCAAAAGCCTTGCAAATCCTATTGTTCCGACCTTTAGAACAGGTAGCTCTAGTACAAATTCTACGAGTCAATCTGTAGTGACAGAATCAATAACAAGTTATCAGTATAGAACAGGCTATTCAGTTGGTGTTAGTGGAACTAACATTGAAAGTGCTGATGTAAATGGATATATTAATGCAATACCAACAGCAGAAGCTACACAAACTGTAAATGGAATTAATTTTTCTTATACGAGTCCTACATTGGAGGGTATGCCTAGATGGAAGATCGTAAACGAGTCTCAGCCATTCAGTTTGGTAGAGACAGTAATGACACCAGGGATCGACACAATAACCCAAATAAATCGCACCATAAATACAACAACAACTACCACCGTAGAAACTACATTTGGGCAATAGCTTTAATCCTTTGCCCTGTAAGGGTTTTGGCTAATACAACAGTTGCAAGTCCTAGCTCTAATGCACAAGGAACAGTTAATAATAATGCGACTATGATTGCTCCACAAAGTACCCCGCAATTTAGGATGTCACAAGGTATTGTTTGCTCTTCTCCTAGCCTTACGATTACTCCTTATGTGACAGATGCTTGGTCATTTAATAGACCGATAGAAACTGTGACTAGACAAAATATTTACGATGAAGATACTGGAGAAATAAAGTATGTACAGGAGACACCAAGATTTGAAAAAGATAACTATAACCTAAATTATGGAATTTCAGCACAGATTAGTATTCCATTAGGCAAAGCACCTGATTTATGTTTAAGAGCAACAGAAGTAAATATAAAAAATCAACAATTGTTATATCAAAAGCAGATGCTAGAACTTGCAATGTTTCGTTTAAAAGTCTGCGGAGAGCAAGCTAACCTCGGTGTTACCTTTACTGGAAAATATGCAGAGATTTGTGAAGGGATAAAAGTAACAGTACCACCTGGCCAAGTTATACCACATACACACGAAATAAAGACTAAGTAGATTTATCTTTTTTCTTTGTCAGTTTCTTTATTAAGTTTTTTACTAATGGTTTTACTAAATTCAAAAGAATAGGAGTAGTCGCAGCCACACTAGCGATAACAGCAGTAGAGACAATAGTGCTAGGTTGTGGGATGTACTGGTCGATAAAAGGTACTTTTTCCCAGACCGCATTGCATGAACCATTAATATCACGTTCATATTTTAACAGTCTCTCTAACCTTAGTTCATTCTTAAAATCTCCTTCTCTAAATGGTGCATTTTTTGAAGGACATGGTTTATAGTCATCTTCTTTTTTATCTTCTTTTGGTATTTCAGCCTTAGGAGGTTTTCCTTCTAATAATTTTTCCTGTTCTGTAATAGGTGCTTGTTGTTCTGAAATTATTATATTCTGTGCATCATAATTTAAAGGCGTAAAGCTTGGATAAGGGCAACTTGTTACAACACCATTAGGATCATCTAATAACAAGTTTCTATTGCCTGTATTTTTAGTATCACGATGATAAGATGTACAACCTATAACTTCTATATCTGTAGTAATGAATGAAGGTAAAGGTACTTCTGGTATATGAATATCTGGAATAACTATTTCTGGTATTTCCAATTATATTCCAAGTTTTTTAGGTAATTGAATTGATTTTCCTGTTGTCTTTGGGAGTGAATTATTCATAACATTAGGCAAAAGTCCTTTAACTTCTCCTAAAACTTGGTTCATAATCTTTGCTTTAAATTGTTCTGATGTTACATATTTATACCCAAAATATCCTCCTCCAATAACAGAAGTTACCATTATGAATGAGAAGACACTTAAAACATTTGCAATTTTTTGAAACATGGTAAAACAGGCAGTACTAAAAGCAATAGGTCATGTAAGTATTATATCTATGCTCTTAATTCTGCCAACTGTTATACCTTGTTACTTGTTTTTATCTATGATGACTAAAACTTATACTTCAAACCAAGCTTGCTCCCGTAACTGTTAGTATCATTTGTTACAACAGAAAACTCACCATAAACGTCAATTTTCTCTGCTGCTGAAATAGAACCACCAACTTTCCCAGAGAAGTTTGTTTCTGATTCTCCGTCATCTGGGTTAGATAATAAAGCACCACCTTGAACATAGTAAGAAGCAGAACCATTACTACCTTCGTACCCTAGATGCAGATCCGTTGCACTACCAGTGTAGTCTTGGCCTGAGAAGCCAGAATTGACCTCAGCGTTTAAATAGAATCCAGCAAAGGTTGGTGTTGATAGTGCTGAAGTAGCAACTACAGCTAAAACTTTTTTAAGCATTTAATTAAATAAATTAAAGCTGTATGCTACACGATTTATTTTCTTTTTCAATAACTATGGGTCAGTTTTATGACCAAGCTACACCTGTTGCTTGTTTTGGAGTGTTAATCAGATCAATCTCATCTTTAAGGCTTGTCTCAATAGCAGTTACTTGATCCGATCCAAGGTTATCTTTTACCCAACCGATCATTGTTGCTTCATCTGGTGTCTTAGCAGAAGTATCGTAAGAAATAAATCCTGATGGTAATGATTCTGGTTTTGTAAATACAATTTCACCAGTGCGTCTTGCCTTCTCTTCTGTACCGTCCATTCCTTTTACACGATAGACCACAATAGTGAAGTAACCGTCAGAGACATCACGTTTAGAGCAAGTGCCGTTGATTTCCCAAGTGTAAGTAATTGCCATAATAATAATTAACTATATGTTTATTCTAAACTGTATCACCAACATCAACACCATCAACACCTTTAAACTTTTCCATAAGTTGTTGGTTCGCAAAGATTCTTAAATTTATTGAATTTAATTCCTGCTGTAGTTGCTGACTTTTTTGACTATCAGCCTCAATATCACTTTTAGCTTGATCGAATAATTCCTGTGGAGTCATAAATAAAAATTAAATTATTTGAATAATAGCTAGGAATAGACTTTTTTACCATCATCAATAGCTTTATCTATTGCAGTGAAATCTTCTGATGTCCAGATAGATGTAGTATCATCCTCTTTTTTGTAAGCCTTGATAATTTCAAGATGCTCTACATTACGCTTAATTTTGTCTTTGTATTCAACATCAGTTTCATCTGAAGCCTTTGCAGTGTTGATAACAGTTACGCTATCACCAGCCGCAGAGAAGATTTGTGCAATTTCGTCAGTAGTGCGTTCAGCCATTTGATTCAAGTTTGTTTACTTTCATTGTAAGTTCCTGTATCGCTTTGACAAGAA